AGAACAGCGGCGGATGCCAATGCCTCCGATATTAAGAAATCAGAAAGACTTGGAAAAAAGCAAGAAAGATTGCACGATAAAAAATTAATGAACTCCGACAATGAGAATCTTAATAAAAGAGCAAGACTTGAAAGAAGGGAAAAAAATACTATATCAAATAAAAAAGCGGTAGATGCTAGAATTAGCGCTTATAATGAAATTGATAAGCCAACTTTAAAATCTGATATAGGCTCTAAAGCAAATCCCGTTAGTATTAATACTAAGATTTCTGGCAAGCCTGAAGTTGAAACAGAAAATCAATTTAATATTGGAAGTCAACTAAAAACAGATTATTCAAGCAATGCAAATTTAAAAGCTCCTAAAAAAACTGGGGCTATTCTGCCACAAGAAAATTATGTATTAGGCAAAGGCCCGTTATTGGGCAATGTTAAAAAATTATTTCCGCCAATTGGCGCAACGTTTTAAAAATAAAATTATGAAATCACCAGTATTAAAAAAGAAAGCAGTTAAAGAAAAAGCAACAGGAGAAACTTACTCTTCTAAAAAAGCAATGATGAAGCATGAAAAAGGCGAGTCAAAAGCAGAAATGAAAAAAGAATACGGGAAGCCAAAGCCTCCAACAAAACAAACAAGTGGAGCAATTAGCGCAATTAAAGGGGCTGTAAAATCTACGCCAAAACCTACGGGAACTAAATCGGCTCCTACTAAAATGAAAAAATGTTAGTGATTAACATTCTTTATATACGTAAATAAAAAAAAACAAACACAAAAAAAAACAAAACAAAATGGCAAAATTTATTACAATCCCGTCTAGTGCTACGGGTTACGCAACAGCTACAGTACCTAACGGAGGACCTATTCAAGTTCCTGTTGATTTAGTATTTGACGTAAAACAAACATCAGCAACAGTTACCGTTATCTATTTTGATAATAGATTAGGAGCTGGTCAAAAAACGCTTACTTTAACGCATAACACCACAGCTGGAGCTGGTACAATTCCTGTTGTTGCTAACGCGATTTATGCATCGTTAAATACTGCTCCTGGCGGAACATTCGTACCTGTAAATATGCCTAACGTTAATGGAACACCTATCGTTGTTGCTTCTGCACTTTACGCATAATTATTTATTTTAAATCCCCTATAGAGTAATTTATAGGGGAATTTAATAACTTAAACCGTATACAAATGGCATTTACAATGAAAGGTGCACCCTACAATGCGCATAATACCCCTATTTATAGTACGGACATGGACGACAATGTTTTAGGTATGGCTCAATCAAACGGCACTATACTAGTAAACAAGAACGTGTCTCCATTAGAATTAAAAAAAAGTAAGACAATAGAACATGAGATGGTTCATATTGATCAGATGAAACGTGGCGATTTGAATTATACTGACACACATGTAATCTGGAAAGGAAAAAAATATCCTCGAGCATCTATGCAAGAAGGGGCAAAAAACTTACCTTGGGAGCAAGAAGCTTATAGTAAGCAAGGTAAAAAAGTTAAATAATATATAATGCGCGTAATAATAATATTATATAAATCTAATATTATTTAATTATGAAAAAAGTATTTTTAATTATCGTAGTTGCGTTATTTAGTTTAAACGCTTTTAGTCAGCAAGAAATTAATACCAATGATTTAATTGGGTATTGGAAACCCGATCAGGAATCGGCTCAATTATTCTTTTGGAAAGATTCTTTAGGTAGATTACAATCACAAGAAATAAACGGAAGTGATGGAGAACCTATTGATTTAGTTACTTTAAGAGTTGAAAAAAATCATATTTTTATTAGAACAATTTATGTTCCAAATAACTGGGTTACTGAAAATGTTTATACATTAATAAATAAAACTACATTAAAATGCATTGTTACTGGAGATGGTAATGGAACATTAATATACACTAAGATTAAATAAAAAATAAATAAAAAATAAAAATGGCATATACTCAAGACCCAGGAAGATCTCCTTTACCACAAACAGGACGCGGCATTCCAACCCCGTTTTTACAAACTAACATTTCTTCAGGATCTGATTTAAAAGCAAAAGCTGCTGCTAAAGCGGAAAAATTAAGGGCTGCTGATAAAAGCAAACTTGGTATTGGCGAAAGTAAAACTTTTACTGGGACCGCTAAAAACATCACTAAATTCGCTGAAACGCCTGCTGAAGTATCTGCTTGGAAAGAAGCGATAAAACAACCTGGCGCTGGTAGAAATATTGAAAAGGAATCTGTAACGGTTAAGAAAGAAGGGTTTAGCGACTTAAAACCAGCAGGTCCTGTAAGTCCTAAAAATCAAATTTCTGGTTCTTTAATGAAACCAACGCCTAACAAAGCGCCTAGCCCTAGTGGAATGTCATGGACTAATACTCAGGTTAATCAAAACTTTGGCGGTCGTAATTCACATGGTATGTCTCCAACTGGTTCTTCTGAAATTGCTGCTGGAGTAAGAAAACAATCTATAGACACAGACCCTAAGATCGCTAGTCAAGGTAGACCTTTTTCTACAGGAGAAAATAATCAATACCAAAACCGTCCGTTTACAACGCAAGAAATGAAATTATACGGAAGAGGTCGTATAGGGGTTGATAATAATCCTTATGGTAAAGATCCAGTTAAACGCCAAAACGTATTAAACACATTAGAGGCTCAAGTAGATAAAAACGACGCAACGGTGGTTAAACGTAAAGAAGGAGTGCAGGCGAGACAAACGGCAGCTATAAAAGCAAAAGAAGCAAAAATAGCTGCTAAAAAAAGAAAATAAAATGAAAAATCTATCAACAACAGGTTATAAAAAAGATAGCCCTGATAAAGATAGACCTTATAATACAATACCAAGCGGGGAGATCACAATGAAAGATGTAGATTTTCCCGTATTAGGTATTGATAATTTAGGTAACACAAAAGAAATGCAACCAGGCGAAGATTATTCATTTCCTGGAAATACTGTTTTAGAGTTTAAATCTAATACAAAAAATAAAAAACAAATATACAATAAAATATTTAAAAAATAATTATGGGACAATACGGTAATCAACCAGACTTTGGAACAAGAGCTCTGACGCTTTCTCCTACAGGAGATAGTACTAATCCGGAAACTGGATATTTTATAAATCCTCCTTGCGCATTATACGTTGGCACCGGTGGTGATTTATACGTTACGGTAGTAGAAGGTGATAAAAACAGTGGTTATACAAGCAATCAAACATTATTTAAAAATGTGCCTAATGGTACATTTATGCCTATAATAGTTTCTTACGTATGGTCTACATTTGAAACTGCTCCGTTAACAACCGCTTCTGATATAGTTGGTCTTTACTAATGGGAATGGGTATTGGTATTGGTATTGGTTGGCCTAATTCAACTTCAGGCGCAAATGTTGTTTATAGTTTTTATATATACGAATGCGGGTCCAGTGTTCCTCTTATTCAAGTTTATAGTCTAGTGCAATATTTTAATATAGGAGTTTATATATATTTAGATGAAGCTCTTACGATGCCCGTTCTGTCTGAATATGCCAATGAAGGCCCAGATCCTGAAGGTGTATATCTAATAACAGATGGATTAATAACTAATACTTTCATTAGTTGCGGGTAAAATAAAATAGCAGGTGGGAGGTAAGGTATCTCACGGGTCTCATAAGCCCGCTTAAGTCAGTTCGACTCTGACACGTTGCTACTAATTAATAATTAAATTAAATAAAATGGGAACAACAACTAAGATTAAAGAAGATCAATTAAGTACAATTGTAAAACATCAAAAAGAACTAGCTAGTATTTTAACAAACATTGGAGTGTTAGAATCACAAAAGCATAGTCTTTTACATCAAGTAGCAGAAGTTAATAAAGCTGCTGAAGAATTTAAAAATGTATTACAAGAAGAATACGGGCCAATTAATATTAATTTAGAAGATGGTTCTTATACTTTAATTGAAAATACCGAAGAAGATACTTCAAAATAATGGATAACATTATTAGAAAAATAAGTATAGGTGTTGACTATAAGAATGAAGCAATGCATTATTCTATTGGTCAATCCGTATATGGAGGTCATGAGATAACTTATATTAAGTTAGATACAAAAGATTCTTCATATAACATATACATAAAAAAAGGAGATGAAGTAATGCCGTGGAAGAAGTTTAATTCTAATATGGCTATCTCTGTAGAATATGATTTAGAATACTAATGACAAGTGTATTTAGTTTTATCGTAAAACCAGTAGGTCAAAGATACGATAATGAAATTAAAGTAGAAGGTGGAAACCTAGTGCTCAATACAAAAATAGAAAGTTTTAAATCTGTGAATAACTTAGCGGAGGTTGTTGCAATCCCGCTAGCTTATTCAACAGATATACAAGTTGGAGATTTTGTAATAATACACCATAATGTTTTCAGAAGGTTCTATGACATGAAGGGCAAACAAAAAAATAGTAGGTCGTACTTTATGAACGATTTATATTTTTGTGATATAGATCAAATTTATTTATATAAAAGGGATAAAGAATGGATGTCATTTGGTGATAGATGTTTTATTAAACCTTTAAAAAATATTGATCATTTAAAGCTCGATAAAGAACAACGCCTTATTGGTATATTAAAATACGGTAATAGTTCTTTAAAAGCGCTTAAAATCAGCGAGGGAGACCTTGTGGGTTATACTCCTAATGGAGAATTTGAGTTTGTTGTCGAAGGACAAAGACTTTATTGTATGAAATCTAATGATATTGTAATTAAATATGAATATAAAGGAAACGAAGCAGAATATAATCCTAGCTGGACACAAAGCAGTGCTTGAATTAATAAAAATAGGGGCAGAACCTATATTATCAGGAGGTTTAGAAGATCCTGAACCAGAAAAACTTAAGCAAGCCGCTGCTACAAAAAAATTAGCCATATTTGATGCTTTTGAAATTCTTACTAGAATAGAAGAAGAAGAAAAAATGTTATTAGATGGAGACAGAGATGTAGAGGTAAAAGTATTTAAAGGCTTTGCGGAAGGAAGATCTAAATAATGTACGAGCAAACTCTATACAAGATAATACCAGACTATGTAAAGCCTAGTGTTATAAAACAAAACAACCGCCTTAAAAAATGGAAATATGGATATGATAAGATTCATGATATGGTTGTTATTAGTAAAACTGGAAAGATTGGTGAAATACTTGAAATCCAAAATCTAAAAATAGCATTGCCATTAGCCGAAGATACTTATTCAAGATCTAAAGTTAAAGAAGAACAATACTGGGAACAAATGAATTTCCCAAAAGAAATAAGTAAAATTAAAAATACTTTTGATTGGAATAAACAACCGGATGTTTTTAAAGACAGATGGTACGATTATATCGATAATGAGTTTAAATATAGAGAAGAAGGTTTATTCTTTTACAATAATGGTAAACCAACTTATATAACAGGTACACATTACATGTACTTACAATGGAGCAAGATTGACGTAGGTGCTCCTGATTTTAGAGAATCAAATAGATTGTTTTTTATATTTTGGGAAGCTTGCAAAGCAGACCCAAGGGCCTACGGTATGTGCTATTTAAAAAATAGACGTTCTGGATTTTCTTTTATGTCATCCGCTGAATTAGTTAACTTAGCTACTATATCTAGTGATTCTAGGTTTGGTATATTGTCTAAGTCTGGAGCAGATGCTAAGAAAATGTTTACAGATAAAGTAGTGCCAATATCACTTAATTATCCTTTCTTTTTTAAACCTATCCAAGATGGTATGGATAGACCTAAAACAGAACTTGCATATAGGATTCCAGCATCAAAACTAACAAGACGCAAGTTAGATTCTAATGAAAAATTAGAAGAACTTGAAGGGCTTGATACAACGATCGACTGGAAAAACACTGGAGACAACTCTTATGATGGTGAAAAGTTAAAACTTTTAGTACACGATGAGAGCGGTAAATGGGAAAGACCCGATAATATATTAAACAACTGGAGGGTTACAAAAACAACTCTTCGATTAGGTAGTAGAATTATTGGTAAGTGTATGATGGGTTCAACATCAAACGCTCTTGATAAAGGAGGAGAGAATTTTAAAAAACTTTATTATAATTCTGATGTTACAAAAAGAAACCGCAACGGACAGACTAGCTCAGGATTATATAGTTTGTTTATACCTATGGAGTGGTCCTACGAGGGATTCATTGATACTTATGGCTTACCTGTATTCGATACTCCAGAAAAACCCGTCAAAGGGGTTGATGGAAACGAAATAGAATACGGGGTTATTGAGCATTGGCAAAATGAAGTAGATGGTTTAAAGTCTGATCAAGATGGTTTAAATGAATACTACAGACAGTTTCCAAGAACAGAACAACACGCTTTTAGAGATGAAGCAAAGCAATCTTTGTTTAATCTTACAAAAATATACGAGCAAATAGATTACAATGATGATTTAAGACATACAAGCGTTTTAACTCAAGGAAGTTTTCAGTGGGAAAACGGAATGCCAGATACAAGAGTTGTATTCTACCCAAATAAAAACGGCAGGTTTTTAATTTCTTGGATTCCGCCGATACATTTGCAAAATAATATTATAACAAGAAACGGTCTCAAGTATCCAGGGAATGAACATTGCGGCGCATTTGGTTGTGACCCTTATGATATATCTGGAACAGTAGATGGCAAAGGATCTAATGGTGCTTTAAGTGGGTTGACTAAGTTTTCAATGGAAGACGTACCGCCAAACAGTTTCTTTTTAGAATACATTGCAAGACCTCAGACTGCTGAGATATTTTTTGAAGAAGTATTAATGGCTTGCGTATTTTATGGCATGCCAATACTCGCGGAGAATAATAAGCCTAGATTATTGTTCCATTTTAAAAGAAGAGGATATAGAGGTTACTCTATGAATAGACCTGATAAAGTATGGAATAAATTATCTATAACAGAAAAAGATATTGGTGGAATACCCAATTCAAGCGAAGATATAAAGCAAGCACATGCCGCGGCAATAGAATCTTATATAGAAGATTATGTTGGATTAAAAGAAACCGGATACGGTGATATGTATTTTAATAAAACATTAAATGATTGGGCTAGATTTAATATCAATGATAGAACAAAACATGATGCTTCTATTAGTTCAGGATTAGCTATAATGGCATGTAATAAACATAGATACGTACCAATAATGCCTTTTGTTAGGCCCGTATATGATTTAGGGTTTAAGAAATATGATAATACAGGTTCTTCATCAAAAATATACAAATGAATATATACACAAATACAAATAGCGCTTTCCCTAGTCAAGTTGTTAGCGATGCAGATAAAGCATCAGAAGAATACGGCTTACAGGTATCTCGTGCTATAGAACAAGAATGGTTTGACCAAGGTAGAACCACTCAAAATAGATATGTATCCAACTGGAATAATTTTCATCAATTAAGATTATATGCTAGAGGAGAACAATCGGTTCAAAAATATAAAGATGAATTAGCTACCAATGGTGATTTATCTTATCTTAATATAGATTGGAAACCGGTGCCTGTTATATCTAAGTTTGTAGATATTGTAGTAAATGGTATGTCTCAAAAGACTTACGATATAAAAGCATACGCACAAGATCAAGAATCTTTAAAAAATAGAACAGCATACGCACAATCTATTTTAAGAGATATGTATTCTCAGGATTTATTAAACAAAGCAAACGGTGTTACGGGTCAGGATTTCTCTGCTTCTCCATTGTCTGCAGATGCTTTACCAGAGAATCAAGAAGAATTAGATCTTCACATGCAACTATCCTATAAGCAATCAATTGAGATTGCAGAAGAGGAAGCTATCAATAATGTATTAGCTTCAAACAAGTGGGATTTAACTAGAAGAAGATTAAACTACGATTTAACTGTTTTAGGTATTGCTTGTGTTAAAACAAACTTTAATGTATCAGAAGGTATAAAAGCAGAATACGTAGATCCTGCTTATTTAGTATATTCATATACAGAAGATCCAAACTTTGATGACATATATTATGTTGGAGAAGTTAAAGCAGTTACAATTCCTGAACTAAAAAAAGAATTCCCACATATATCTGACGAAGAGTTATATAAAATACAACAAATGCCTGGTAACAGACAGTATATAACAGGGTGGGGTAACTACGATGAAAACACGGTTCAAGTATTATATTTTGAATATAAGACTTATATGAACCAAGTGTTTAAAATAAAATACGGTGATAATGGTTTAGAAAAAGCTATTGAAAAAACAGATGATTTTAATCCACCACCAAATGATAATTTTGAAAGAATTTCTAGAACTATAGAAGTGCTTTATACAGGGGCAAAGATCTTGGGTACTACAACAATGCTAGAATGGAAATTATCAGAAAACATGTCAAGGCCTTATGCCGATACGACTAAGGTAGAAATGAATTACGTTATTTGTGCTCCTAGAATGTATAAAGGCAGAATTGATTCTACTGTAAGCAAAATTACTGGTTTTGCAGATATGATTCAATTGACTCACTTAAAGCTGCAACAAGTTATGTCTAAAATAATTCCCGATGGAGTGTTTTTAGATATTGATGGATTAGCTGAGATTGATTTAGGTAATGGTACAAACTATAATCCAGCGGAAGCATTAAATATGTATTTCCAAACTGGTAGTATAATTGGTAGATCTTTAACACAAGATGGGGGTCAGAATTTAGCAAGAGTGCCGATTCAAGAATTAAGTAGTTCATCCGGTCAAGCAAAAATAGCTTCTCTTATACAGACTTATCAATACTATTTACAGATGATACGTGATGTGACGGGTCTTAATGAGGCACGTGATGGAAGTATGCCGGACAGAGACGCGTTAGTGGGCCTTCAAAAGATGGCCGTGAATGCATCAAATACCGCTACAAAGCATTTGGTACAGGCAAGTATGTATTTAACGCTTAGAACGTGTGAAAACATATCGCTTAGAATTGCGGATTGCTTAGACTATCCTCTTACTGCAAAAGTGTTGGAGCAGAGTATTACAACCTATAACACATCGACATTAAGAGAGATTAAGAATTTGAATCTTCATGACTTTGGTATCTACTTAGAATTAGAACCAGACGAAGAAGAAAAAGCAATGTTAGAGCAAAACATACAGGTTGCTTTACAAAGCGGAGGAATTGATTTAGACGATGCCATCGACATCCGTCAAATAAAAAACTTAAAGTTAGCAAATCAAATGCTAAAGTTAAGAAAGAATAAAAAACAGAAAGCTGCTCAAGAAGCGCAAATGCGAAACATACAAGCTCAAGCACAGGCTAATCAAGAAACAGCTCAGCAGGCTGCATTGTTTGAAGTTCAAAAGCAACAAGCATTAACACAGGAAACTATAAACATAGAGAAAGCTAAGTCTCAGTTTGATATGCAAAAGATGCAAGCTGAAATGCAATTTAAGCAACAGATTATGGAACAACAGTTTCAATACGATCTTCAATTAGCTCAAGCTGGAATACAAACAAAACAACAGCTACAAACAGAGGCAGAAGATCGAAAAGATAAAAGAACAAAAATACAAGCCACACAGCAATCAGAATTAATAGACCAAAGAAAAAATAATGCAATGCCAAAAGACTTTGAATCACAAGATGATTTAGC